ACTATTCTTAATAGTTTGTATGGTGCCTGGTAAAGCTGGTAAGAGCTTTCAAGTGTCTAAATGGAAAAACGAACTAGATAAGTTTGTTAGATACACAGAGGCTAATGCTGATGCTTATTGGGTAGGGTATAATAATCTACGCTTTGATAGTCAAGTTGTTGAATGGGTATTAAGAAACCATGAATATTGGCATGAACTATCAAATCTAGAAATATGTGCAAAAATAGCACAGAAAGCAGCTGATGTTATCCATGATGCTAATTATGATGTGTTCCCAGAATACAGAGAACACGAGTTATCATTGAAGCAACTTGATTTGTTTAAGATACACCATTATGATAATAAAAATCGAATGGTGAGCTTGAAGAGATTAGAGTTTGAGATGGACCTAGAGAACATTGAAGAGATGCCTATTCATCACACCAAGACTAATATGACAAAAGAAGAAGTTGATATGACTGTTGACTATTGTTATAATGATGTTGATGCTACGTATGAATTCTACAAGATAACTCTTGGACAGACTGATCATCCTTTATACAAAGGGAATAATCAAATAGAGCTGAGACAAGACATTGAATCAGAGTTTGGTATTCCATGTATGAACTATTCAGATAGTAAGATAGGGGATGAAATGATTAAGAAGTATTACTGTTCTGAGAAAGGAATAGATTACAGAGAACTTCCAAAGAAGGGATACTTCAGAAAGAGCATTAACGTAAAGAATTGTATTGCTAAGTATGTAACATTTGAAACTGATCAACTTAAAGATTTCTTAAAGAAGATTACAAAGATGCAACTTGGCTTACAAGATGATTTCAAAGAGCATATAGATTTCTATGGAAATGTATATTCTTTTATGAAAGGTGGTCTTCATACAGAGAACAAACCTAAAGTGTTTGAGGCTGATGAAGAGTACGAGATAATCGATTGGGATGTTTCGTTAATACTATGGCGTAACTAAAATTCCTTAAATTGACGGGAATCTCCTTAGAGCTTAACCTACCAAACTACAATAGAAATATATGTAGCGGCTGAAGTAATTACTCAGGTATGGTAAAAAAGGTTAAGATTGGACAATCCGCAGCCAAGGGTCTATTTTGAAATAGATCAAGGTTCAGAGACTAAACAGGGAACATTTAACATTTAATTAACATGAATGACTTGGTTCTATCCATCTAATGTTTTATATTTGTAAAAAAGTATAGAACATGAAATTAAATAGAAAAGAGCATTTAAACCAAAGCGGTATATACTGCATAAGAAACAAAGTAAATAATAAAGTCTATATAGGAAAGGCTAAATGTATATACAGAAGGATCAGACAACATATAAATAATCTCAATAAAAAAAATAGAGATAATGAAAATGATCACTTAATAAATGCATGGCACAAATATGGTAGAGAAAACTTTGAATATTTTGTAGTAGAATATGTACCGTTTGACTTATTAAAAACACAAGAATTATATTGGCAGATGTCTTACAATTGTACTGATAGAAATAAAGGATACAATATTAGATTAGATTCAGAAACTAATTGCATTGTTTCAGAAGAAACAAGAAACAAATGTAGTGAAGCTCAGATTAAACGATTTAAAGATTCAAAAGAAAGACTAAAGGTTAGTCATACATATTGGAAAGATAATCCAGAGGCTACTAAAGAAATGGCAAAAAGAGTTTCAGAATCTACAACTAAGTATAATATTTATCAGTATACAAAAGATGGAGAGTTTGTAAAGAAATGGAATTCTGTAAGTGAAATTACAGAAGAAAATAAAAATTACAAATGGCAACAAATTTATTCAGTGTGTTCAGGTCATAAACCATCTATCTATGGTTATGTTTGGAAAAAAGAATTAAAATAAGTTAAATGATGATATAGTCCAGCTGTAATTGAAAGGTTACAGGAGCTGGGATGCATACTACCCAGCCATCATCATCAATAATGGGCAGTTTCCTGCTCATTTGGGTAAGGAATTCCTTAGGGGATACAAACAGATGTTTGAGAAGAGATTAGAGCTTAAACCACTTGCTAAGAAGGATAAAAAGATTAAAGGAATTGTAGGAGCCCTTAAACTTGCAGTTAACTCTGTATACGGTTGTTAAGAAATTGTTAAATTTAATTTAGTTCTTTGAATTTACGGAAAGTTTTAGTAAGTTTGTAAAAAATTCTTACTTATGGAAATTACAATAGCGCATAATTGTTCTTCAGAAAAACCTGGAGTTTATGTTATCGAAAATCTAATGAATGGTAAAATATACATTGGATCTTCTGTAATGCGAGTTATAAAAAGAATAGAACATCATGTATCTATGTTAAGAGCAAATAAGCATAAAAATGCACATTTACAAAATGCTTTTAACAAATATGGTGAAACTAGTTTTTGTGCCTCAATTATAGAAAATACTGAGAAACATTTAACTTTAGAACAAGAGCAGTATTGGATAAATCAACACAATTTTGATGATTTGTACAATATTAATCCTTTAGCGTCAGGTACTCCAAATATGTCAAAAGAGACAATATTAAAGAGAGCTGAGACAATGAAAAGAAGATATGCTTCTGGAGAAATACAATCTAATTTTAAAAAAGGACATACACCTTGGAATAAAGAAAAAAAACAAGGAGAAATAGATTATTCATATTTAAAAAATGTGAAAAAAACTATATCAGAAAAAGTTCTTAATAAATATAGATTACAAGGTGAAAAACAAAGAGATAATTCTCCTAAAGTTTATGTGTACGATGCAAATTGTAATTTTCTTACAGATTTTAGATGTTCAAAAGACATTGAAGAATGGTCTACTACTGAAGAAAACAATCTACCAATAAAAAGTAGATTTGAAAAAGAAAGAATGGGTATTCCTATTAAGTTCTTGTCTTCAGGAAACATTAATAAATCATGTAAAACTGGTAAATTATATAAAGGACTGATATTTAGCAATCAGCCGCTTCATGAAGCAATTCATGTTGAAAAATTGGGCAAAAACGGTGAAGGGTGTGATTCCTAATACCGTGCTAAACATAGAAAATAAAAAGTCTATGTCAGTGTAACGCATAGTGGGTGAAACTTTGGGACCTTCCAAAGAATATAAACCGCCACGAGTGTCCGACACCCCAAGTGGGTGAAAATATATGCTGGGCTTACAGGAAAAAGAACTGTAAGAACTATAGGATAAAAAGCCTATAGGGTAACAAAACCGAAAAGCTCTGATATGCAGAATTGGATATATGATAGGCAATTAACTATGTTCACCACAATAACTGGTGAGCTTAGTCTAATGATGCTTATTGAAAAATATGAAACCAATGGCATACATGTGATCTCTGCAAACACAGATGGTGTAACTATCAAGATTAAGAAAGAACTGATTCCTTTGATGCATGATATCAATAAGTGGTGGTGTGACATCACTCAATATGAGTTAGAAAGAACCGACTATTCCAAGATTATCTTTAGTACGGTGAACGATTATTTAGCAATTATGACTAATGGAGAAATTAAAAAGAAAGGTGATTTCCTTACTGACTTTGAGTTACACAAGAATAAATCGGCAAGAGTGGTTCCAATTGCTCTTGAGCATTACTTTGTACATGGTACTCCTGTTGAGCATACTATTAGAAATCATACTAATCTATATGATTTTTGTATAAGACAGAAGGCCAGTAGAAGTTTTCATTATGAGGGAACTAATAGATCTACAGGTGAAACCACTGTCTATAACAAACTAATCAGATATTATGTATCCAACACTGGTGATAAGATATTCAAGGTGAAGAACCCTGAATGTCAAACTAGAGCAGCTGCTATCAGTCAAGTGGAAGCTGGTGAATGGGTATGTAAAGTGTGTAACTTCTTACCAAAGAATGCATCAGTTGACAATGTCAATTATGATTACTATATTGAAAAAGCAAACAGGATAGTAACAAAGATAAAGACTGAGGGTAAGAGAATCAAAACAGTATTTATTCCAAATCAATTAAATCTATTTGAATGAAAGCAAAGGTAAACAGAGAAAACATTACAAGACATCTAATAGAATACCAATTAGAAATGGTTGGTAAAACTATGTTAGATACATTGTATGATGACCAGTGGTATTTTAACATTACAATGACTTCAGAACAATATGAACAGTTCAGGAAGTATGCAATGCCACTATTAAAAAAAATCTTTAAATTTAACAATTCCAGAGCTATTGCCACATTTGATTGGTTTAACATGGCTTATGGATTAAGAATCAAAAATTAAAAATTATGGAAGCAAATACAATTATTGTAGTGGGAGTTGTACTTTCACTATTGGCAGTATTAAGTTTTATCTTAATGAATGTTTCAAGCAAGGAGTATCCTCCTAAAGAGGAGATTGTACGTCCTAAGTTTGAACCTAGAAACATAACTTTCTCACATTGTACAGATGAAGCTGAAAAGCCTAAAAGAAAGTACAAGAAGAGGAGAAAGAAGAAACCAACTGTTGCAAATGATGCACAAGTTGAGAAAAAACCTGTTAGAAGACCTAGAAAATCTGAGTAATGGATTGGATACTGGAGGATTGGGAATATCCCAATGATCATATCTATGCCATGGAAAGACACCACGATATTCAAGTGGAATGGCAACAATGGGAAGAAGAGCAGGAGAACAAAAAACGTCTACCTGCAATTATAAAAGTAGTAACACCAATATTAACAGATGAAGCTGAACGTAACACCAGAACAGTTCGAGGAGCTCATCAAACGAGGTTATAATCTAGATGTAATATTTTTATTGAAGTTGATAGACGAACAATTTGATGTTTCTTCACTATGTGAGGGAAGTATGAAAGTTGCTTCTGTCTATCAGTCTTTGATAAGAAAAGCGTTGATAACTAAAGATGATGAAAAGCTCACATTAGTAGGTAGAGATCTTTTAGAATTTATTAATGCTAAAAGCACTAGTAAAATTATAAGAAGAAAACCTGCAACAACAGATTTTGAAGAATGGTGGAAGATTTATCCAGGCACTGATTCCTTTGAATACAAAGGAAAGAAGTTTACAGGCACTAGAGCTATTAGAAAAGGTAAAGATGAATGTAGACTAAAGTTTGATAAAATCATCCTTGAAGGAGAATATACAGCTCAACAACTTATAGCTGCTCTCAATTATGAATTATTACAAAAGAAAGAAAGTTCTTTACAAACTAGTAGTAATAGAATGACATTTATGCAAAACAGTGTCACCTATCTAAATCAAAGAGCTTTTGAGGCTTATATAGAATTAATTAACTTAGGAGAGGAAATCAAAGAATCTCCACAAAAACCAATAGGAGGTACGGACATATGAGTTTTGAACTATTAAAAGCAGAGGTTGATAAAGGCCTTAGTGATAAGAACGGTGGAATCCCTATGGGATTCGATAGACTGAATAGATATGTAGGTATCCGTAAGGGTATGTATTATCTAGTAGGTGGACTTACAGGTTCTGGTAAGACATCATTCATTGATGATGCATTTGTTCTTAATCCTGTTGATTGGGCTATGTCCAAAGAAGGAATAGCTTCAGGTATCAAGGTGAAGGTGTGGTATAGATCTATGGAACGTAGTAGAACTTACAAGATGGCCAAGTGGGTAGCTCGTAAGATATTTCTGGACCAGGGAATCATTATCCCTGTAGGTAAGCTATTGGGTTGGACTGAGAAGATGACTAAAGATGAGCACGATCTATTCTTGTATTATGAAGACTATATCAATCATCTTAGTGAAATTGTTACCATCATTGATGGACCAGAGAACCCTGTAGGTATAGCTAAAGATCTTAAGAAGTATGCTTTAGAGAGAGGGAGTATAGAACAACTTGATGAATACAACAAGATCTATGTTCCTGAGGATCCAAATGAAATAACCATGGTGGTTATTGATCACATTGGTCTTTTGAAACTCACTACAACACAGCCTACCAAAAAGCAAGCTATTGATAAGATGTCTGATGAGCTGAGATATGCTCGTGACTTCTATGGGTATTCACCAGTGGTAGTTAGCCAGTTTAATCGTGACATCTCTAATCCTGCAAGGATAAAGAATGGAGATGTAGAACCTCAACTAGAAGATTTTGCAGACAGTAGCGCAACACAAAATGATGCTGATATTGTTATGGCATTATTTGATCCTATGAGGTATAAAGTGGCTGATCCAAGTGGTTATGACCTTGATAAGTTGAGAGATGGATATGGAGCTAAATACTTCAGAAGTCTTAGACTAATCAAGAATTCTTATGGAGAAGATGATGTGCGTATTGGTCTTGGTTTCTTAGGCCAGATTGGTATGTTCAAGGAGCTCCCAAGAAAGAAAGACATCACAGACAGTGATTATGAAGCTATTACTAACAAATCTTATTTTCTTAGATAATGAAAAAGAAATTATTTGATTACAGATGGCACCAGCAGCAAAAAGCTAAACAAGAGCATCAGAAAGTGAAGAAGATAAAAGAGAAAGCTAAGAAGATGCCTGTTAGTGCTACTGAAGAACTTGATTACATTAAGAAGCTGTTGAATGGTGAAGAAGTTGAAGACTTTGGACCTAAAGAGGCTGAACATGATGGAGTATCTATTTCTGAAGCACACTGGACTGGTGACAAAGGTCTTTGGATACAAGCTGTTCATCAACAAACACATATAGCTTCACAAATGAGTCTTTCAGAATACATACAACTAATGGGTGGTAAAGGATATTATAAATAGAAATTATGACAAAAGATGAAATACAACAAAAAATAATAAATACAATTGTAGATGCTAATTGTAAAGGAATTGTATTATCAAGTGTTAGAAGTGGAAAAAGTAGAATGCTTATCAAATCTATTAATAAACATTCTTTAGAAACTAATCCTTCTATTCTTGTATTATATCCTAATGTAGACGTAAAAGTTTCCTGGGAACGAGAATTTGAATTAATTCAACATGAACTATCTATTAAACCAGAAATAACTTATTCCACCTTTGCTTCTTTAGAGAAAGTAAAAGATAATAAGTATTCATATGTATTGATAGATGAAGCTCATTTACTTGGAGAAGAGAATCAATTACCAATAGCAGGAGAAATAGCTAAAAATAACAAACATGTAATATTTGCTTCTGGTACATACAATCAAGAAACTCTTTCTAATATAAAATTATATTCAGGAATGAAAATGATTGTTAATTATAGTACGGAACAAGCAATTGAAGATGGTATTGTTAGTGATTTTAGTATATTTGTTCATCAGTATGATTTAGATTCTTCTTCTATGATAGAATATGGTAAAACTAAAAAATGGAAATCTACAGAAAAGAAAGAATGTAATAGACTTGGTAATAGAATTATTAATACTAGTGGGCAACAAAAAATGTTTGCTGCTCTAGAAAGAATGAGATTTATCAATTCTACAGATTCTTTATTTAATGCAGTAAGTAATTGGATAAAGTCTAATCCTAATGAAAGATTTATATTGTTTAGCTCTAGTGAGAAAACAGGAGAGAAATATAAACTTCCCATGTTTAATAGTAAAAGTAAAGATGACTCTGTATTAAAATCATTTCAAGATGGAAGTATAAATAAACTTTGTCTTATTAAAAAAGCATCTGCAGGTGTTACATTTCCTAATCTTTCTAATATTCTTATTACAGCCATTAATAGTAATGGAGAGAATTTAGAACAAATGATAGGAAGATCATTACTTGATGATACAGAACATTCTAACATACATATTTTTGTTAGTAATGAAGCTTTTCAACAGAATTGGCTTAAAAAAAGTTTAGAAAGTATTAACAAAAACAAAATAAAATACTTGTAATCAAAAAGATTATTTTGTATCTTTATATATTAAAAATAAATAATTAAATAAATTAAAATTATGAGTTCGAAATTAGTAGGAATTGTAGGGGCCACTGGAACTGGTAAATCAACCAGTATCAAACATCTAAATCCAGAAGAAACGTACATTATCAATGTTGCAAAGAAGGAGCTTCCTTTCAAGGGATCTGAAAAACTTTACAACGCAGAGAACAAGAATTACAAAGAAATAGATGATGCTAACGAGATTTCTCGTTTGTTAAAAACTATCTCTGAAAAAGCTCCTCACATTAAACAAGTGATTCTTGAGGACAGTAATTATGTAATGGGCTTCACAATGCTTGATAAAGCAACTGAAAAAGGTTATGAGAAATTTAGTCTCATGGCAAAAGACACTGTTACAATGATTAAAACTGCTAGACAGTTAAGAGATGATTTAACTGTATTCTACTTTTCTCATCCAGATACTATCGAAGATAGTGGAGAGATTATTGGATACAAGATGAAGACTTCTGGCAAACTTATAGATTCTCAAATAAACCTTGAAGGACTATTTACAGTGGTGTTATACACTAATGTAGAAGAGAACAAAGATGGAACTGTAAATTATGAATTTGTAACAAATCGTTACAAAAAGATTCCAGCTAAAAGTCCAGATGGTATGTTTGCAGAAACAAAAATACCAAACAACCTACAATTAGTAGTTGAAACATTAAATGAATATTATAACTAAAAACCAAAAATTATGAATGAAGCAATTCGAGCAGATAGACCAGAACCAGCATTATCAAGAGGAGCAATGATACAAGATGAGTGTGCAAAAGAATGGAGACCATCAAGATCAGAATGTCTTAGAGAATATCAAATCAATATTAGATTTTTATCTATAGGATGTGTGATTGAAGTGGGATGTAAATCAGTTCCTTTCTCAACAATAGAAGAAGGAATGAAAGCATTGAATGCTTATATAGATCATCCATATGAAACTAGAAAGATCTGGGAAGAAAGATTTGCAAAAGAATTATAATAACTAAATAAATTAAAAAAATCTTAACAAGTAGTATTATTTTTTGTATCTTTACAAAAACTTTTAATACTACTTGTTATGATAATGAAAACTGTATACATATATTCTTTATGTGACCCTACTACTAAAGAAGTTAGATATGTTGGAAAAACTGCAAATCCTTTTAATAGATTTTGGGGACATATAGGTGAAGCCAAAAATAAGAAAAAAGGAAAAAATAAAGAAAAAGCAGAATGGATAAGAAGTTTACTTGATTTAGGTATTAGACCTGAGTTAAATATTCTTGAAGAAGTTCTTACTGATGAATGGGAAGAAAAAGAAATTTATTGGATAGATAAATGTATACAGGATGGAAATAATTTATTAAATATAACGAAAGGAGGTAAAACAGGAATAATATCTGAAAAATGTAGAGAAGCATTATCTAAATGTAAAAATAGAGGACATAAAAAAGGAGAGTTTAATCATTCTGAAGAAACTAAAGCTTTAATAAGAAAAAAAAGAGCTTTACAAGTAATAACTGATGAGCATAGAAAAAACATCAGTAAAGGAAGTACTAGAAAAATTAAAATAAAAGAAGTTACTCAATCAGGAGAAGAAATTATATGGGAAAGTTTAACTGATGTTGCAAAACAACATAATCTTTCTGTTCCCACTATATGTTCTTACATTAAAGGAAGAGTAAAAAAACAAAAAACACAAAGTAAATTTTATTATTTAAAATAAATTAATTATGAATATAGGTGGAAAGAAAAGAACTAACGATACATTCGAGAAAGTTCTTAAAACAGGATTACTAGAAGCAAATGTGATTGCAATTAATCCAACAGCAGAAGAGTTTAAAGACATTCTGGGTATGGAACTTAAAGAAGACAGCAAAGCTGCTGAGTATTTAGGTGAAACAAAAGATGGTAATAGCTATCTACGTGTTGATGTCTGGTTACAGAAAGTTAATTCTGATGACAAGTTCAAAACATCATTCTTCTTAGAAGATAAAGAAAGAGAAAACAAAGATGGTACAAAGAAACAATATATCAATTCTATTGGTATGTGTTCTTGGGCTGCAGATGAAAATGATCTTGCTGAATGGTTTACTAAAGGAAGAGATTTCAGAGTGGCATATACAGGTGAAGAAGATCTTTACAATTTCATGCGTACATGGTTAGCTGATCTTGACTATCGTGATTCAGAAACTGTTCTACAATTAGAATGGAAGAAGTTGATGCGTGGTAATGTAAAAGATCTTAAGGACCAAATCGGTGGTGAATGGTCTAAATCTGTTGTAGCTCTTGCAACTGTAATAGTTAAAGAGAGAGATGGAGAGTCTAAAGAATACCAAGGAATTTACAACAAAGCATTCTTAGGTGGTTATACATTAAAACAATTCAGACTTGTTGATTATGGAAACAAAAGAGTACAAGAGGGTCTTAAAAATAAGAAACCTAAAGACTTGAAAGCTCATGAAAAATTCGTAGTGAATGTTACAGGTGAATATGGTTGTAAAGACTATTACACATTTAAAGACCTTCAGGATTATAATGCAGATGATAACTTAGTTGCTTCTGATGCATATATTTCTGAAGATGGTGACGATTATTAATTCAATTGATTGTTAATGAAAGCCTCTATCATTAAGTTGATAGAGGTTTTTTATTTTAAAGCTATGAGTATACAAGGAAGAAAAAGAATAAGCTTAAGTCCTGATAGCATACTGGAAAAGATATCTGAATATGATATCTATAAGATGTATATGCCACATCAGAACTGGAAGATTAATGTTGTTACTTATTCTCCCTTTAGAAATGAAAAGAATCCATCATTCATTATAGGATATAGAGGAGGAGCGTTGAGATATTGTGATTTTGGAGATTCCAGCAAGAAAGGTGGATGTTTCAATTTCGTAATGATGTTATTCAATGTAAATCTTAATGATGCCTTATTAATGATTGATAGAGATTTTGACCTAGGGATTATTAGTGGATCCTCTACAAGAAATTACGAGAGGATTGTTTCTGATTATGCACAACCAACTGCTACATCTAAGCGTGAATTCTTTATTCAAGTGAAGACAAGAAAGTTCACACATGAAGAACTAGCATATTGGAATGGGTATTATCAAGACATAGATGATCTTAGAGCTAACAATGTGTATTCAATTGATACTGTCTATCTCAACAAACAGAAGTTTCCTATAAAGGATACAGAGTTGAGATTTGGTTATCTATATGAAGGACATTGGAAAGTGTATCGTCCGTTTGCTGATAAAAAGAATAAGTGGATGCCTAATAATGTACCTATTACCATGATGGATGGATTAGCTGACATCAAAGATTGTGATGTAGCATTCATTAATAAGAGTAAGAAGGATTACATGGTGATGAAAAAAATATATCCTTGTTGTTGTGCTGTTCAGAATGAAGGTATGGGATGTTTCTCTGAAGAGAACGTTGAATATCTAAAAGACAACTCAGACAGACAAATTCTTTCGTTTGATTCAGATGAGGTTGGTGTGAAGAATTCTCAATTGATAACTGAAAAGTTTGGTTTTGAGTATTGCAATGTGCCAAAGATTTATTTAGGAGAAGGCTTGAAAGATTGGGCAGACCTTGCCAAAACACATGGATTAAAAGTTATAGAAAAATATTTAATAAAAAAAGAACTAATATGAATAGTTGGAAATTAAATAGCACAGCTGGACATTGGTTTAGATTAGCTATATCTAAATCACTCAATATTCATTTTACTGAAGTGTATAAAACAGTAAAGTATATAGACCACGAGGGTGTTATAGAAACTTCAGATGGAAAGAAATATGAATTAACATTAAAAGAAGTAATATGAAATTAACATCAGAAGAATTAAGTGATGTAGTGATAGAAAGTCTTGTACTAGCTAGTGCATTATTAGAAAGGTTTGAAACAATGGATGAGAATGGTCTTTTTGTACAAAGAGCAAAGAATTCTATTAGAACAGCTCTTCCACATTTAGAACAATATGTAGAGAAGTTAATTAAACCTGCAGATGAAGATGAGGTGGTTCATTTCAAGAAAGGAGCTACAGCAATAACAGAAATATCAAGTAGAGTGGAAAAAGCTCTTGGAATGGAGAACATCTTAGATATATCTAATAGAAAGAAATATCTAAAAGAGTTCATAGAAGAAACAACTTTGTTTCCTGTACAGAAGACAGAGTTATACGAGAAAATTAGAGATTCAGGAATTTTAGATTATTAATTATGAGAGCAACAGATGACGAGTTAGAAATACTCGAAGAAGAAATTAAAGAGAACATTGAATGGCTAAATGCATCAAGAGATTATGATGTAGAATGTATAAGTGTAGAGAACTTAGAAGGAATATTAACAAGGTTCTTTCATAGAAAAATATCATTATCATCATGAAATGGGAAGCGTTTAAAGACAAGTTTCATCCAAGCTGGCATGCAAGGTTGCAGCCATTCATAGAGAGTGAAGAGTGTGATAAGATTTATGCATTCCTAAAAGCAGAGAGTAAGAGAGGTAAGAAAGTTGCTCCTATTTCTATGCATGTATGGAGATGCTTTAAAGAAACATCACTTGATGATCTTAAAGTGGTAATGGTTGGTATGTGTCCATATCACACATTCAAGAATGATGCTCCTGTAGCAGATGGATTACTAATGGGTTGCTCTGTTACAGAACAGGTTCAACCTTCATTAGCTCAATTCTATGGTGCTATGGAGAGAGAGTTCTACGATGGGCTAAACTTGAATATTATAGAGAATCCAGATGTGAGCTTCTTAGCTCATCAGGGAGTCTTAATGTTCAATGCGGCATTAACTACAGAGAAAGACAAAGCAGGAAGTCATATGGAAATATGGGAACCACTTGTGAAATATCTGTTTGAGGGAATTATAAACCACTTAGGTGTTCCTATTATATTTTTAGGGAAGGACGCAGCTAGATACAAAAAATACACAGGTATATTTACACATGTGTTTGAAGTGTCTCATCCTGCTAGTGCTTCCTATAAATCAATTGAATGGGATACAGAAGGTGTGTTTGCAAAAGTAAATAGATTATTAGAAGAAAACAATGGGTTTAGTGTTCAATGGTTAGACGTGGACCTGCCCTTTTAAAATTAGAAAACATGGAAAATCAATTAATTGAAATTCAAGATTTACAAGTAGGTGATGAGATAATGATATCTTGTCAGTCATACTTCAAATATTTAAGAGTGTTAACACCACCAACAATGAGTAAAACTAAAACAAGTTGGAGAACTAAACAACCATTACATGCAAACTTTAGATGCACTACAAGACAAGATGTAGTGACAACATATTCTTACACTGATAGTAAAGGAGTTGTTCACAATAGAGTTAGTAAAACATGGATACCATCAGCTGATGGGCACAATTTAAGAGTGTCAGTAGATCTTAATAATAGACAGATTTGGTTAGTAAGAAGAAAAACAGAAATTTAAAAACAGAGTTATGATATTAGAAAAACAGAAAGAAGCAAATGTCCTAGTTGATGGACAATCACAAGAATCAATTGGAATGTCACTAGATTTAGATTCTGCTCAGATATTGATGCAGATGTTAAGTAAGAATTTATATTCTGATGATATAGGCTCTACTATCAGAGAATGTGCAAGTAATGCTCTAGACAGTCACAGAAGAGCTGGAGTGAAAGATCCAATTGTTGTTGCGTTTAAAGAAAGTAATAGCCACAACTATGAATTCTCTGTAGAGGATTTTGGTATTGGTCTAGATGCTGATGATGTAAAGAACATTATTAGTAAGTATGGTAAGTCTACTAAGCGTGAGTCCACTACAGAATTAGGTATGATGGGACTCGGATTTAAGGCTCCTCTAGCTTATAGTTCTAGTTTCTATTTTGTATGTAGAAAAGATGGTATGGAGCGTAAGTACATGATGTACGAAGGAGAAGATGTAAACACTATTGATCTTCTTCATGAAACTCCTACAACAGAGAGAAACGGTGTTAAGGTGATTGTACCAGTTAAGTATCAGGATCAGTATCAGTTTAGACAAAAGATCAAAGAACAGCTTTGTTATTTTGAAGATGTGTATTTTGATGTACCATCTGATAGCAGTATACATAATGAATTTGTCATCTCTAGACATCCTGATTTTCAGTTCTCTGAATTATCTCAAGCAAATCATTTACACATATGTTTAGACAATGTGTACTATCCATTAGACTTTGATAAAATAGGTGTAACTAGAATAAGCTTTCCTATTGCTCTTAGATTTTCTCTAACAGATGGAATCTATCCAACACCAAACAGAGAGTCTATCAGATATACTCAGGAAGCAAAAGAGATTATTAAATCTAAACTTGCAGATGTTGCTGATTATTTTATAAATAAATACAACGAAAGTGTAGAGAGTGGATGTGATATTAAGTCTATGATTAATCACTTAGAGAAATCAGGGAAGTATATTGATTTTAATGGTTCATCTATTAGAATTGATGATCTTTCAGAATATGCAACTGTTCAAGTTAAAACTCCACAATTGGAAGGACTTTCTCTTATTGATTTTGCAACATTCTATACCTCTAATAAAAAGAATTATTTATTAGAAGATTTTACTGTTAAGTTCTATTTGCACAATAAGAAAATGATGGATGCTACAAAAGGATATAATTGGCATTGGAAACCTCAAACTTTAGCTGCCAATGATGCAAAGGTGTATAATTATCAAGACAAGGTGTCAGGAATCAAAAAAGATTATTTAAGAAGCATTTATAGTAACAGTGATAAAGTGTTTATTGTAAAACCAAGCAAGCCTATGACATTAGGAAATCCTGCTAAGTTTGACATCAGAACATATTATCATCTATTAGACTTAAAGAAATATCCTAAGAATCAATGGAGAGATGTTATTAAAGAATATCAATCTATTATAGGTATGATATCTGCATCTTTCATAAATCTAGATGAATTAGAGGTGCCACAAGCATTCATCGATTCTAGAAAGAAGGTGAGAGCAGTTGTAACTTCTACAGGTCAATCAGTAGCAAGAGGTCCTAAACTTAAAGGAGAGGTGATTGGTAAACGTGCTGAAGAACTTATGAAATGGAGTGATGGTAGAAACTGTAAATTCGTTCCTATTACTTATAAGTTAGAAGAGATGCACACTCACAAGATGTTGAGAGTGTATGCTCACCATGATGACTATCTAAAAATAGATGCATTATATGGTCTTATAAGTAAACAAAAGATGGAAGTGGTTACATTTTCTCAAAGAGAATTAACTATATTGAAAGATTCAGAGATTCACAATTTAATATCATTAGAAACATTTATGGAAGGAAATACAGCACCATTCAAAAGAATGGCCACAGCATGTTACATCAGAAAATTGATGGACGAATACAGGTTTATATTTGAAAGATCCACTCAAGTAGGATATGTATCTACAGAACTTAGTGAGAAGTTGCTTGCTCTATCTAAATATGTTGGTGATAATTATGTTATCCCTAATTATTCTGGAGGAAGTGGTCCAGCAAAAGACTTCTTAAATTCTATATTATCCGTAGCTGAAGAAAATAACTTATTCGATATGAATATGTACCCTGAAGCTTTGGAAATGAGAGAATTATTAACTAAATTAGTATTCTTAAATCCTTTGTGTGCAAGAATAGGATATTACAATGAACAAGATCCAATAGTTAATGTAATGACTGATCTTTTCAAGTATTACAAACACAGAGTGAACCTAAAACATTACAACATTAGAATCAATGATGAGGTGTTAACAGAAGAAACCGTTGAACAATTAATAGACTAATTATGGCAAAGATAAGTGATTGTTGTGGTGCATATTCTGAATATGCAGATGACATAGATTTATGTCCAGCTTGTATGGAGCATTGTGAGTTTCGGGATGATGAAGAAGAAGAAGAATAAACAGAGGGGCATTCGTGTCCCTCTTATTAACAAGTAACAATTAATTAATAAATAAAAATCATGAGTAACAAAAAAGAAGAACTGATTAAAGCAATTGAAACTTATCTAATATTTGATCAAGTTTCAGACGAAAGATTACATAATCCTAGTCCAAGTAACAAAACGCATCATGAAAAAATAAAAAAAGATGCAGAAAAATTAGCAGAAATAGTAATTAACACATTAAAGTAAAAATTATGAGTAATACAAATAAATTCCTGTCATTAGACTGGTTCAAGCAAACAGCAGAAAACGCAATAGCTAAAGTGGTAGCTGATAAGTTAGAAAGTTTAATGGAGCAAGAGGAAGCTCCTATACACCAATCGTATGAAAAACCTTTTCTTAGAGTTCAATTATCTAATGACACACTTACAGTGGTGTTGAATGATGGAAGTGTGTTAAGTAAACCTGCAGCAACAGAAGATGATTATCATGCTGTTGTAAATGCAAGAAGTGTACATGAAATTCATGCTATTGTAGCTTCTCGTGAAGTGTTACAAGATGTAGAGAAAGTGAGAGCTGAAGCAGCTAGAATCAAAGCTTTACAACAGGGAATAGAATTACTTTCTGATCTTCCTGATTTCAGAGTGGAAGGTACAACAGTTTATTTAGCAGGTACATCTAGAAGTATGCCTCAGATATTAGTAGAAGAATTCATTCGTGTAGTGGATAGAGTGGGACAACAAATGGCTGATGATAGAAGTTTTAATGAAGCATTGAACGATGATGATGAGTATGTAGCATTGAAAAACTTCTTTATGTGGTGTTGTTTAAATCCAAGAGCTGAAGTGGCACATGAGTTATACAGATTCTTGAGTGAGAATTCTTTCAGAATCACTAGACAAGGTTTTGTTGTAGCATTGAGAAATGTTGTGACATTACATGGAAGTCCTGAGCTTGTGCACTTTGTATCTAATACTTACAACAAGGTCAAAGCTGTATGGAAGAAGAATCCAAATGAGTATACAGTGTTCTTAGAGAATGGTGAATACAAACTTGTACATGATGACAAATTGTTCAAAGAAGAAACACTTACAGCTACAACATGTCCAGATTGTGATGGTGAGGGTACATGGTATGATGAATTTGAAGATGAAGATTTTGACTGTGAAACATGTCATGGTACAGGAGAAGTGGAAGAGTATGCATTTACCACTACAGTTCCTGTAGACCATGGTCAAAAGATTGGTGGGTTAACTGAACTATATCTAGATCTTCCTAATAGAGAAGAGAATAGATTTACAGATGACTGGACTAAAACATTTGATATCCGTATTGGACAAGTGACTAGTATGCCTATGGAGCAATGTAACTGGAGTACACAAGATTGTGCTGCTGCAGGTTTACACTTCACAGCTGATCAGATTCACTATGTTGGATGTGGTGATCAATCTGTTATTGTTCTTATCAATCCTATGAAGGTTGTAGGTATCGGTACACACAAAGGTAGATGCTACGAGTATCTTCCAATTATGACTGTACCAAGAGAAGAAGCTACTAGAATTCTACATGATGGAATGTTTGATACAATCCAGTTAGATGAAGATTATGCTATCCGTGAATTAGAATCTCTTGCTGAGAGAGCTAAAGAAGGATTCGCAGCTGAATCTAAGAAGTATGAGTTTAACATGCCAGCTATATCTGCTGCAGAAATAACTAATATTGTTAATTCTCTTAGTGAGATGAAAGCTAAAATAAGCAAACGTGTTAGCACAATTAAGTAATAATTAATTATAGTTTTGTCGCAAGTATTTACTATATTTGCGACATAACTTAATTATAAACGTATGGCAAAGAGAGTGTTAGTCCCAAAGACAAGATGTAATGGTACGATGAGTGAGGCAGCCTTCTGGAGCTTCATAAGAAGTGCTTTGAGACAAAAGAGTAGATGGTGGAAGCCAATATCAATATGTAAACTAAATGCACGTAGAGATTACAAAGGACCTAATAAACGTCAGAAGTACGAATACCAATGTAAGAAATGCAAAAGTTGGAATATTGAAAAGAATATTAATGTAGATCACATAAAGCCTGCAGGTTCATTAAATACAGCACAAGATCTTCCAGGATTTGTGGAGAGATTGTTCTGTGAACAAGACAACTTACAAGTATTATGTACTACATGTCATGATAAAAAAACATTAAAAGAGAAACAATCAAAAAAGAAATTATGATAGAAAAAGAAATAAAAATACCAATCTTTCCTGGAAAATTGATTGTGATAAACACTGAAGATTTTGCTTTAGTTAATCTAAAATACAAAACAAAAATTCCAGAAGGTAAATATGATGCTGTAACATTTTTAGACGAAGATGATAATTATGTTGTAGCTTTTGATAGTGTAAATGTTTCTAATGGAATTATTGTACATGAATCTGTTCATGTTGTTAATCACATATTAGATTCATTAGACACATCTCCTAGTACAAAAGAAGACGAATTACAAGCTTATTTAACACAATGGGTATTTGAACAAATCACTAATATATTTAAACAATGATAAAAAATCTTATAAGTAGATGTACAATGGTGAAAACAACAAGAACACCATTCTACGATAAAGTGTCTGGTGATATGATGTATTACTGGCAAGACTATTATTTTGAAACTTATATGGCTACATCAAGATGGGGCTTTAGAATTAAACTCTATTAATAATGAGCAGGACTATTAAGAAGAAGCTAACTGGAGCTAAAGCTGTTAGTCACTCCTGTAGGAACAATGGAACATGTCCATGGTGCTACGGAAATAGAATGCATAAACATTTAAAAAAACTTTTCAACTATGAAGAACGCAATAACGATTAATAAAGAACCTGCATTTCATGAAATTTTTCATGAAGGACACGTTGAACATGAAGGAAAATATCATCATTTCTGGTTAGTGCATCCGCAAGGATTAGATGTCAATGGACATCATTATGAAATTGAAATCCGATGGTTTTTCTCAAGAGTACCAAGGGAGGTGAGAGCTTTGTATCCACAAATTATAGAAGCATTTAAACAAACATTATGAAAACACACATATGGGAAGACGTAAGACTTTATAATATAAATAAAGAATTACAAGATTTAATTGATGCTAAAGTAGTAAAGACAGTGGTATCAATGTCTTTAGTAGCTGTTGAAAGTCCAACAAGCTCAATATCATTATATAGTGCAATATTAATCTATAAGTAGTATGGTGTATACAATGATTTTAGAAAATGAATGTTACATTTATATGAATGGTAAACTTCTACACAAGAAGTATGTAAATCATTCTCAATCAGGAGTAACATTTGATATACGAGCCTATAGAAAAGGAGATAGTTTAAAATCAATTAAATAATTATGAGAAAAATAACAGAAGAATCTATAAATGCTTTTTATGCAAATAAGAGATTTAAGAAAAGAAACATGGAAGTGTATGTAGGAGAGTTTTCAACTCAATTGAGACTATTTGGACATACAATAGCAATTCTAAATGATAATAGAGTGTTAGAGATAACAACATGTGGATACAATACAAATACAACTAGAGATAGACTTAGTGCTTTAAAAGGTGTTATAGTTAGAACTAAACTAGGTCAATTGTATTTAAATGGTGAGAAGTGGGATGGTAAATTAACAACAATTAATTAATATGATAAAAGGAACAGCAAAGACAGAAGCTCAATACAGAGCAGTGATGATGGACAGCTCTAGTTCATTAAAAGATTTCTCTCAAGACAGAAAGAAGTATTATAAGAAATACTTTCTTGGAGAGAAGGTAGAAGACAAAGATAGCTCAGCAGCTAACATGGGTAGAATCGTGGAAACAATTTTAATGGAGCCACATCTATTTGATGATAAGTTTTATATGTCATCTTGTGCTTCCACACCTACAGGACTTATGTTAGATTTTGTAGAAGCATTGTATAAACATACAAGAGATGCTACAGATGAGAATGGTGTAGTGGGAACACCTATGAATGAATTATTAGAAGCAGCATATAAAGATTCTGGATTCAAAATCAAATATGAAGCTGTAGTAAATAAGTTTATTGGATCTGATGCAGAGATATATTACAATGAAATCAGAAGAGTTAGAAGTATGAATCTAACTGTTGTGAACACTATGGAAATATCTATTGCAGAGAAGATTGTAGAACAGCTTAGAATCAATAGCACTACAGCACCTATTGTAAACTTAGTAAATAGTTCTAGATATGAAATCATAGATCAGATGCAAGTGGAAGGATATACAATTGATGGTCATAAGTTCAAGAGTATGTTGGATAAAGTAATTTTCGACCATGATAAAAAAACTATTCAACCATATGATCTTAAGTGCACATGGAGTGTAGAGAACTTCTATGAAGAATATTACTTGTACAGAAGAGCGTACATCCAAGCGTACTTATATTATTATGCAATGTTGCATTTAACAGAAAATCCAGATCTTCCATATTATGATTACAAAGTGGAACGTCTGAAGTTTATTGTATGTGACAGCACAAATTATTATCAACCATTAATCTATACACTAGACGAAGGTGATATGAATGATGCATATAAAGGATTTGTACACAAGGGTAGAACTTATCCAGGAGTGGGAGATCTTATTGCAGCATTAACTTGGTGCATCACTACTAACACATGGAATATAAGCCACAAGAATTATTTGTCTAATGGAATTGTTAATATCAAAGGATGATATGGAGATTAAAAAGAATATAACTAGTATCTTTATGGTACCTACTCTCAAGGTACCTAAAGACGCTCTTAGAGGAAATGGTTTTATTAATGCATATGTAAAAGATGCAAGAAAGGAAGACTGTTATGATGAATGCATCTATTTATTATTTAAGCCTGAGAACTTGGATAAGTTTAGAGAGTTCTTAGACAGTGAATACGAGAGAACAAAAGCAGTGATTGAAGACTATGATTATGAAGATGGATTTGTAGTGGTTGTTTATCAACTCGATGACAAGTATAAGAATGATTTTGTTCTTGTCAAAGAAGGTAAATATTCAAAAACATCTTTACAGTTTCAAAAGCTGTTTCCAAAGGTGATTAAGATTACTAGAAATGGATTACACAAAGACGAAATCTCACTACAATATAGAATCTTTAACAAAGTTGAAGACCTTGTTAGTTTCTGGGAAGACAAACTAGGAATTGACTTGATTGAAATTGTTGGAAATGATTTTGAAGTGTGGGAAGGTTGGGATGAAGAAAAAGAAATTTTAAAACTTGATAAAATAAAACAGTTATGTGCAATAGAGAAATATTAGAAGTTATTATAGAAGAGGTAGGAACAGAAAAAGCTGCTGAATTCTGTAGATTAGTTAGTTTGATGTATGACATTAGATACAATGCATGCAAAGATCTTGATCCACTAGATGAACTTGATTTCGAAAGAGACTGGTGGAAAATAGCTGAAATAGAATTAAAAAAAAAAATAATCAATTATTAATAATTTAAATGGCAGATCAAAATCTGCAGGAGGTTATATATGGAAATACAAAAAAAATTAACAGGATTAGAACTTTTAGAAAATTACCCACATACAGCTGAGGTAGTTAGAGCTTGGTTTCTTGAGCAAATGATTGAATCATTGAAAGATGAAACTGTACCAGATGATTTTAAAAACTTCATGCGTGAGCAAGGAGTTCAGTATGATAAACTGGCAGTGATGATTGATGCAAATCCAAGAATGCTGTTTGATGTATTTGATGAGAATGATGTTATTATAATAATCAAATATCATGAAAACTTTGGATTTACTTGGGCTGTAGAAGAAGCAGATGACCAATCTTTTTATAAAACAAGAAAAGAAGCAGAGCTATTTGCTATAGAAAAAGCTTTTGAAATCTTAGAGACAAAATTAACACCTGTTGTTCAAGAAATAGAAGTGACAGACGAGGAAATTGTAAAAGAATAATTAGGAATAATCAGTGAGATGAATTATATTTGTCTCCCTTAAATTAAAAAAACAAATGAGAACAATATCAGATTTTAACGAGAAATACAAAGAATATATTGAAGAAGGTCATTATGGAATAGACATCAGTGAGCCTTCTGTACTTACATATGTAGATCAAATATTTAATGATCTTGTAAAGATTCCTGGATTCCAATTTAGTCAGATAAAAACTAAATATGGAATGGCTAGAGTGTATACAAATCTTTATGATCTAATGCCTTTTGTAGGTAGAATTATTGATCAAGAGCTTGAAGAAAAAATCAACTTTATTTTAAAAGTGGAGTATGAGTTGGAAAATCGATTAAAAAGTTTAAATTTAAACAAAGATGGAAGCAGTATTCAATAAATATAAAAACATATTAGTTGTACATAAAAACTATCAAGGACATGTTTGCGGTTATACAGATAGTCACATCATCCTTGCAGTGGAAACTAAAGATGATAAGAACTTTTGGAGAAAGTTACAGAACCCATATATCATAGAAGAATATAAAGATGTCAAGTACAGATATATATTTGAAGATGAGAGAGAGCTTATAAAACAATCCAATGGAAGAAAGACTTAAAATATCTTTAAAAACTAAACTTCTTATATTTGAATATAAAGAACGTTACCCAATGTTATCTCCTAACACTATAGCAGAATTGTTTAATATACCACATTCATTTGTAATAAATTTATTTAATGAAGGAGAAATAATTGTTCCTTCTAAAATTAATATAGAATAAAATTGTATATTGCACTATGAAATTTAGAGACATCATGGGAAATAAAGATTATATAGAGAACGTAGACTACTATTTAGAAGATGGTAGAGTCTATTTTACCGAGAAATACCTCAAAGAAAGAGGAAGTTGTTGTGGAATGGAACATTGCAGACATTGTCCATACACAAATAAAGAAAAAAATAACACTGAGTTAAAAAAATAATTTCTGTTCTGTTTTTAATTGTTGAGAAGGCCTCAGAAGAAATTCTGGGGCTTTTTTACCCTCAATTAATTACCAATAATGGATAGATAAACCCTAATTTATGGGGTCTATGTTACCACAAAAA